CTCCAATTTTTTGATAAATCCTTTCCTGCAAAATGTTTCCATAGCATGACATCCGTTTTCTTCTGCCCATGCTTCAATAACTGTTATAGAATGTAACCAGTCATCTATTTCTTGCCCACCTAAAGTTACTACTCTGCAAACTTTTTTCTTTGGGTAATTTATAATTTCTGTTGTAACAACTGCTTTTATATTAGCTTCGCTATCGAATACTATCCATAACTGCATTTTTGCATCTTTACAAAAATTATAAATATCTTCAGAAGTCATTTCGCTTTGACCTTTTTTTGCTGCTCTTTCTATAAAAGGTTCACATGCTTCCCATATCTCATCAATCTCTTGTGATGGTATGCCTGTTAGAAATGTTGTCATAATTCTTCCTATTGACTTACTTGTATAATACTGAGTGTAACAGATGGGGTTTCAGGGGCAAATGCTGTAGCTGCATTATGTTGTAACTCTACATTTGTATCATCTGATGCCCAAAATGCTTGTAAGTATTGTCCTGCTGTTATACTAAATATTCCGTTCCTAGACATTACTTTCTTCTGGCCATTTTCATGTAGTGTAGAAATGATTGTAGACTGAGAACTAGTTACTCCATTTATCTTTGGAAAAAAATATGTAGTTTTTGTACTAGCACTACCAGATGATAGAGTCGCATGAAAACTTATATAATATTTACCTGTATGGGAAAAGTTAAGTTTACTTGCATCTGTGCCATCAATACTTATACCTTGTTTATCGCCTGAATTATTAAATGTTATTGCATAAGCTGTATTTGCCAATGTTGGTGTTTGGTCAGTTGTATCATAAAAAAATCCAAAATCACCTGCTCCACTACCACCTGCAAATGCTCTCCATATAGCCCCATCATAATAATATAAATTATTGCCTTGTCCTGGATTCCAGTTAGTGCCATCAGCATAAACAATATCACCTTCTTTCACTCTGCTAGGTTCTGTATTTTTTTCTTCTATAAATGATATAGGGTTTTCTTGTAACGCACCTTGCAGTTTAGTTAGTTCCTCAAAGATATATCTTGGTAAATCTTCTGTATTAGCAGGTACAGGATTAGGTACATACTTAGGAGCTTGTGCCATTATCTCTCTCCTATTACCTCATATTCTAAATCATATCCGTTCAACTCAAAAGTGCTATCTTCTGTGTGTTGAAATCTTACTGCTATAAATTTACCTGTCGATCTACAATCTACTTTGTTTTGCGTATTAGGTGTAAATTCTTGACTAGGTGTAAATGTATATGTGCCGTTAGGACTCATAGAACTTCCTACAGATATAGTACATTTGCCAGTTCCTGCTATCTTAGGTGTAAGTTTTCTTACTTGTTTTACTGTGTTTGTGTTGCCGTCTAAGGTTAATCCTTTTCTTTCTATGGTTGTAATGTAGTTTTCACCTGCAAACTGTTGCCCGAAATCTCCACGATACAGTTTAGTATCTGCTACACCTGCCATAAGAATAGACCTTTCTGTTGGATTATATTGCCTATCTCCCCATGTACCACTATAAGCTGTCCATGTCATAGATTGTCCAGACCAAACAACAGATGTTGCTCCAGGATCTACAATTCCAGGACCAATGTGATAAATATTAGGCAAATCACGAAAAGTAAATGAGTTATTAACATAGTTATAAATTAGTGCTTTATTGCAATATTGTGAACCGATACTAGGATAACACACCCACATCTCAGATTGTTGAACATTGTGTGTGCAAAATGTTAAGTTGTAGTAGGCACTATTAATGTCATCAAATAGCTGTCTTTTAATTAAATCAGTAGCTACAGACTTTTTAGATACTCCATTGTGTACGATCAAATCACCTTGCGTTACAACAAAATGGTTTCCGTCAAATTCTGCTATACAGTTTCTTGTCAATACGCCTGTATCGTTAAATAGTTTTTGGAAACTAAATACAAGGTTTCCCCCTATGTATTGGGCTAACCATGTAGAGTTTTCTTTGTATATAATAAATGATTGCTTTAGAGCCAATCCATCTACAATAAAATCTGATTCATCACCTATGGTTATAGAACCTGCGTCATTAGTTGCTGAAGCTGTCCATGAAGAAGGTAATGCAAAGTTTTCTGCCGCATCTCCCCATCTAACTTTGTTAGGAAGTTCTGTACCACTTTCTGTAAGATTGAGTGCCATTAGATAGTTACCAAATGCTTTTATAGTTTTGCAAGTTGTATTAGATGGCCAGTTAGTTAAATCGCTAAAATTACTTGCACTTACTGTAGCTAATACTTGTGGATCATCTACTCCATTACATAGAATAGGTAAACCATTATAAATAGTTCCTGTCCAGTTTCCTATCGAAGTTAAGTTAGTTGAGTAATCTCCACCTGATGACCTTGTAAAATCTGTGTGTGTTGAGCTACCACTTTGTCTGTAAATCTTTGCTGTTCCTGCATAATACCAGTATACATTTGTGCCTGTTGCCCAGTTAATAACAAAATATGGGGCTACTGTTGGTGTGCCGAATACCTGGTCATGTCCTTTAATCTTTTTAGCTGCACTATCTGCAAATCTTATATTAGATGCTTCTGAATAAAATTCAGGTGGCAATACAGTATTGTTTGTATCTTTTACTAGACCTTTAGGTGCAGGTGCTACAAATGTTGCCATTATGCAGTTCTTCTCCACATATATGCAACGATGTATGGTGGCATGTTGTTGTGAGCTCCACCTCCACCAGTATTGTCTGTTACTATGTTGTCAGCAAGAGTTGTTCCATTACCACCTGTAATATCTACATCATTAGAGTTGAAAGGTGGTTTTACACCCTTAGGGTTATTGTGATTGTGAGATGGCATTTCAGCAATACTCAATGTATGAGTTTTAGCACCACCTGTTTCTTGTAATGCGTCAAAATCACTATCTGCTGCGTTATAACCAACCATCATTCTGCCTGAACCAAACGCTGCCCATGTACCAAATCCTAATAAAGTCGCAGGGTTAGTTGTTACTGCGGCATTGATATAAATAGATCCTACAGGATATATCTCTGCCATTGTTACAAGCCCACTACCTGCTGATAATGCACCTGTAATAGTTAGGTTTCGTATAGCTGTTACATCTTTGTTTGCATCGGCAGTTACAGCTTTTGATGCTTCTACTGTTCCAAGTGTTGTTATGTCTACATAATTAAGTTCTGTAGTGTTTGCCGTAACACCATCGAGTAAATTTAATTCTGCCTGTGTACTTGTTACAGCACCTGATAAATTTGGGAATGTTGCTTTTACTGTCGATTTGATTAATCTTAAATGGTCATCACCCTCAGATACGGCATCACCTGCTGTAGGGTTTGAGCTGTTAAGACTGTCTATATATGTTCCTGTTTCTAATCCCATGTGTTACTCCTTTGGGTATTTATCTTTGACTGCTTTGATTGTTGCTTTCCAATCATCTATACCATTGTGATAGATGTCATCTAGTTGGTCTGCAATACTTGGATATTCTTTTCTTCTATTATCTTGTGCTTCAATTTCAGTATATTTAGCTTCTATATCTGCTTTTGATATAGGTGTAGTATCATTTAACCATTCTATTGAATCGTAATCTTCATTATCATAAGTAAATTCAGCACTTGGATTTATTAATTTTATTGCTTTTCCTAACTTCATGCGACAACCTCTAATAGTGTTAATGTAGATATAGCACCTCCACCAACTAAAGTAAGCGTATTACCATTTTCTGTTTTGCCATGTAATGTGTAAGTCGTTGCTGATGTTGTTGAGGGTGAATCTACAAAAGTGAAATGAGCTCCAACATTAGTATTTGAAGTATCTTGTTCTCTCGTTAAAGAACTGCCACCTCTTACTTCTGTTGTTGCCCCACCACTTATTGCTCTGCTTAAACATAGATTTGCACGACCACCACTTGTAACTTCTATTACACCACTAAACAGGCAAAGAATTTTGTTCGATGAATTTATAGGTGTTATAGATGCATTGAGAGTTAGACTTCCATAAGATGTAGAAGCCCTAGTTACGTTAGAACTATCAGTAGCAGAAATTACTTGAACTATTGTCCCTGTTGTATCATTGGTTAAAATGTTTCCAGATTCAGCAGGTAGAACGAGAGTATTTGTACCAGCACTTGCTGGAACATCTACTGTTACTTGTCCTGAACTTGATCCTTTAATTACTAATGCCATTAGTCTGCTTCCTCTATTGTGTTACCTGCTGATACCCATTCTTGTATAGCTTGGTAATGTGTGTTGTCTGTGTCTATTGGAACACTATATTTTTTTCCATTGATCGTTGCCTCAATAGATGTGTTTGTATCTGTTGATACATCTTTATAATATTTTGCTGATGTAACTTCCATTATAACTCCGATTCAAATGCTATCTTTGCACCTGAATTTCCTGTTGCCATCACACCACCATGTCCCTGTGTGCCTGAAACATTACCTGAAAAATCTAATGCACACCCTGTCGTTGTTGCTCTCGTTATCGACAAATCATCACAGGCATCAGCAGTATTATTTGCAAGTATATTGAAAAAACTTGTTCCTACATCTTTATCTACTGATGGTGCTGACCTCATTGTTACAGGAAATGGTATATGAACTGCAAATAAATTAGCATTGTAATATGCACCTGATGCGAAATTTAAACTATTGCCTTCGACTAAATTAAAATAATACCTCTGACATCTAGCTAGACTTGTACCTGCATCTTCAAACTGAAAGTCAGGTATGCTGTTAGAATCAAAATCACCAACTTCCATTTGTATGCCTGTTATATAAACTTCATTATCTGTGCTGTCATAACAGTTTACATTAAGACCAACTGCTCGATTAGCACTTGTCTTACTAGCCCATGCTGTTGCTAGTGTGCCTGATGTAAAATCACTACCACCTGCAAACCACCAATATACTTGTAGACCTAAAGTATTATCATCATCTATTGCATTTGATGTTTCATTAGGTATTGATACAACTTTTTTCTCCCAAGTATTTGCACTAGATACTGTGTATGTTTTACAACAATGCCTATCATTATCATCTACAAGTTCCATTACATAAGTGCCTGTTTTACTACTTTTAATCCAAAAAGCTATCGTAAAATTTTCTGCACCTGAATTACCTTTATTAAACATTTGTAAATTTTGACCTTCTAAAAAAGTCATGAACCTACTGTTATCTCCTGATGCTAAACTTGTATCAGCAGTTGTTACATCAATCTTATAACTGTTTTTAAATCCTTGTCCTGTTGGAGTGTCTGTCGATTGAGATATTGTAACAGTTCCTAGTGGCACAAGTTTCCACCTGTCAGGACCATTATGATATCCCTCACTTGTAACACCTGAATTACTTGTACCTCTTTGTGCTATTTGCATATCGCCATTAATTATGATTGGGGTAGCAGTCTTTCTATCTAAAGCTACTGTGTTATCTGATACTGTACCATGTAATGTTAATGCCATAATTTATCCTTTAGGGTATTTGTCTTTGATTGCT